CAACGAAGAGAAGTTTGTAAAAATGAGGGTGTTGGGTGGAAAGAACAAAAGTAAATGGTAATGGTAATAAAGGTGGAAGGCCCCCGATTTATAATGAAACTATACCAGAGAGGGCCTACCGTCTATGTCTATTAGGATTAATAGATACAGAGCTTGCAATCGCTTTTGATGTAGATGTTAGTACGATTGATAATTGGAAGAAGGTTCATCCTGAATTTTCAAAGTCCTTAAAAAAAGGTAAAAAGGATGCAGATGCAAAAGTGGCGGTTTCCTTATTTCAGAGAGCTAATGGTTATTCTCACCCTAGCGAGCATATTACTACTCGTAAAGTTGTGAATGATGGTACGGAAGAGATAGAGATTATTAAAACACCAATTATGAAATACTACGCCCCAGACACGACAGCATGTATTTTTTGGTTAAAGAATCGGCAAAAGGAATTATGGAGGGATGTAAACAGAAGTGAGATCACTGGAGCAGACGGTGCTCCTCTTGTATTAGAGCATAAGGTAGACTTGTCAGAATTTAGCGATGATGAACTGAAGCTGGCTGTGAAATTAGGGTTTAAGAAAAAGTCATTGCTTGGTAAAAAGAAGGAAGAGGATTGATGCAAGGGAATTTAGCTGTCGACTTAGTTAGGACCCGTAGCAGAGGGAAGACTGAGAAGTTTCGAGAAGTTGTTAATTCCCCTAGACAGGCTATGTCAGAATTATGCCGACGCAACTTTTTCTATTTTATGAATGTCTTTTGGGATGTTATCTCCCCGGAAGAGCCAAAATGGAATTGGCATATTGAGTATCTTACCAAAGAATTGGAAATTGTGGCTCGTAGGGTGGCCGCAGGTTTGCCTAGAGAATATGACCTTATTATTAACATTCCACCTGGCACAACCAAATCAATTACATGTTCAATAATGTTTCCTGTATGGTGTTGGATTAACTGGGCTTGGATGCGGTTTATTGTTGCTAGTTATTCAGGGGCCTTATCCTTAGAGCATGCAGAATATAGCAGGGACCTTGTGCGTTCAGATAAATTTAAATGGCTTTTCCCAGAACTTGAAATTAAGCAGGATAAAGATACCAAGTCAAATTTCCGAATACAGACAAAAGCGTTTGATAAGTATGGAAGAGTTATTCAGCGGATCCCTGGGGGGAATCGTTTTAGTACTTCTGTGGGGGGGACCCTTACTGGATTTCACGCTCATATTGCATTAGTGGATGATGCCCTAGACCCGAATAGGGCCGTTAGTGATGTTGAATTAAAATCTACAAATAGGTGGATTGATCAAACCCTTAGTACCCGTAAAATTGATAAAGCAGTAACGGTTACTGTATTAATCATGCAACGATTGCATCAGAATGATCCCGCAGGACACATCCTTGATAAGAAGAAAGCCAATGTTAAACATATTTGTCTTCCTGGAGAAATTAAGAACTATGAAAAAGAAGTAAAGCCCCCAGAGCTGATAGAAATGTATGTAGATCAACTACTCGATCCAGTGCGTATGGATTGGGCTGTGATGAAGGATTTGGAAGCAGATCTTGGCCAGTATGGGTATGCTGGCCAAGTGGGGCAGTTGCCTACTCCCCCCGGCGGGGGTATGTTTAAGGTTGATCATTTTCATAATATAGATATGATGCCTGCCCCTATAAATATTATCCAAACAGTACGGTATTGGGATAAAGCAGGAACGGATGATGGTGGGGCTTATACAGTAGGTACCAAGATGCATAAATTGAGGAACGGCAAATTCCTTATCTCTGATGTTAAGCGTTTTCGTAAATCGAGTGAAGAGCGGGAAGCAATCATCAAAGAAACAGCGGAAGCGGATGGACGTGAGGTGGTAATATATATGGAGCAGGAGCCTGGGTCAAGTGGGAAAGACTCGGTTAATGCTTCAATACGAAATCTATCAGGCTTTGCGGCATACCCAGATAGTCCTACAGGGGATAAAGTATATCGAGCAGACCCATTTAGTGTGCAGGTGAATGGAGGAAGCGTGTTGTTGTTAATGGCTGATTGGAATAGGGATTTTCTGGATGAATATCGTTTCTTTCCTTTTTCTACTTATAAGGATCAGGTGGATTCCGGGGCAGGGGCTTTTAATAAGTTGGCCGGTAAAAGAGAAGTACGAGTGTTAACCAAAAGGGGATGAGGAAAAATATTGTGACCCGTATTTTAATGGCTGTTTGGATTGCTTGCCTTATTATAGGGGGAATTGGTCTTTTGTATTTAACATTCTCCCCAGGCGTGATCCCGATAAATCAAGCCGTTGGGGGGGTGTTGCTTTGCTTCCTCCTTTTCGGTATGGCCCTGTTGGCTGAGTATATTGACTCTTCTTTGGGTATGGGATATGGGACGGTGCTTTGCCCAGTGCTCCTTATATTTGGGTATACCCCATTACAAATCGTTCCGGCCCTGCTGTTTTCTGAGTTTTTATCTGGGGTTGCCGCCGGGGGGTACCACCATCGGGTAGGTAACGTAGATCTTCGAATAGGTACGTTGACAGGGAAAACGGCTTTGATAATCGCGGCTTGTTCTTTAGTAGGTACCGTTACGGCTGTTTTTGTTGCAATCTCGATTCCAACACTATTTGTAAAGGTTTATATAGGCTCTATGATTTTGTGCATTGGTATTTTTATCATCTTAAGTAAGGGAGCTTTTTTGAAGTTCTCATGGGATAAAATTGTAGGGCTTGGTTTAGTCGCTGCATTTAACAAAGGTATTTCGGGGGGAGGGTATGGGCCCTTAGTGACAGGGGGGCAGGTGATGTTAGGGGTTCCTAGTAAAAGCGCGGTTGGGATTACGTCGTTGGCAGAAGGCCTGTCATGTTTTGTTGGATTGGTTTTGTATGTGATCTTCCGGGGGGCCTTGGATTGGACTTTGGCCGTCCCTTTGGTTCTTGGGGCGTTTCTTTCTGTACCTGTAGCAGTATGGACCGTTAAATTGGTTCCTGAGCATCGGATACGGGGATTGATTGGATATGTAACGGTATTTTTGGGAGCCTTAACGTTGATTAAGATTATAGGAGTATAAAGTGGCTACATCTAAAAAGGAAACAACACATCCAAGACTTCAAGCATTGGGCGCGTTAATATCCAGGGCTAGCTTGATGTCAAAACTTGGGTTTTCTTACAATAATGCGCGAGATATATACCGAGCCTTGGGGTGGCCGTCGGTACTTACATATGCTGATTATGCAGCCCATTTTGTTCGACAAGATATTGCGAAGGCAATTATTGATAGGCCGGTGAATGCAACATGGCGAGGGACGGTGGATTTATTGGAGTCAGATGATGACGATGAAACGGCATTGGAAAAGGCATGGAAGGATCTTTATACAGATTTAAATCTTAAGTCAAAATTTATTCGTTTGGATCGGTTGGTTGGTTTGGGTAGGTACGGGGTTTTGTTCTTAGGTTTTAACGATACCTCAGAACGAGAAGGGCTTGCTTTGCCGGTGTCTTCAGGGAGGCATAAGTTAATGTATGTAAAACCGTTAGGAGAAGAGAGTGCACAGATCTCAACGTGGGTAACTAAAACATCAGATGAGCGATATGGAAAACCATTACTATATGATTGTTTAATACAAACCCCTTCACAAGGGGATTCTCCTGTTCAGTTGAAGGTGCATTACTCGAGGATTTTGCATGTGGCTGATGGATTGATGGAATCAGAAGTAGAAGGAACCCCAAGATTGGAAGCAGTATTTAATCGATTGTTGGATTTGGAAAAGATTATTGGGGGTAGTGCTGAAATGTTTTGGAGAGGGGCGCGTCCAGGGTATCAAGGCAAGGTGGATAAAGAATTCGCAATGACGGATGTAGCTAGGGATGATTTGCAGGATCAGATGGATGAGTATGAGCATAATCTTCGTAGGTTATTGGTAAACGAGGGGGTGGAACTTTCCCCGCTTGCTATGCAGGTGGCCGATCCATCCTCGCATGTAAATATACAGTTGGAAATGATAAGTGCTGTGACCGGGATTCCAAAGCGCATTTTGGTAGGTAGTGAAAGGGGGGAGTTGGCTAGTTCTGAAGATCGTGGGGAATGGCGGGAACTGATTCAGACTAGGCGGGAGGAGCATGCTGAACAGAATATTATACGGCCCTTCGTTTCCATGTGTAATGAATATGGAGTTTTACCAGAACCCAAAGAAGAGTACAGCGTACAATGGACAGATTTGTGGGCACCAGGAGAGTTGGAAAAGGCTGAGGTGGGGAAGGCCCGCTCAATGGCATTGAAGGACTATGGGTCATCCCCAACTAACCAAGATGTGGTTCCCCCGGAAGCTTTTTATAAATTCTTCCTTGGACTCGATGAAGATCAGATTTCTTTGATTCAAGAAATGCGGGATGCCCAAATTGCAGAAGAAGAAGCGGATTTTGCTGCTGTGGGCCAAGGGGAAGGGGTAGTAGAAAAAAAAGTAAGTGAGGAGGGGGTGGTAGAATGAATGAGCAAAGTTGTTTAAAATGTAAATGGTTTCATTCTTATGCTAATCTTTATGCTGATATTTATGATAATGAAATGGAGGAATATGATTGTGGAAAGTGTATCAACGAAGAAGGTTTGTTGTACGAACATTCGGTAGATGAAGAATGTGCTTGTA